AGTTATATTAAACGATTAATCACGTATACATTGAATAAAAGCACTCTTTATTGAATAAAGTACGTTATAGAGAATAATCAAGTTTTTATTCAGTATATGAACTTCTAATCTTTCAATACGTATTAATCGATTAGAGTAATAAATACTGAATAATCAAGTATCTATTGAGTATATTCAGATATAATGTTTGCTTTCTTATCTAATCGATATATGTCTATCTAAACAATGAATACATGAATACTGAATAGAGAGTGTGATTATTAAGTGAATGAATGAATACTGAATAGAGAAAGTGATTATTAAGTGAATGCGCATTGAGAAGATGAACGGTATTTATTTTATGAGTGAGGTTTTATTTAATAGAGAGTATGATTATTAAGTGAATTGCAGTCAGATATTGAATAGGTTTCTAGGGAATTGATGACTAACATTAAATAACTATATAACAGTCATTATTGCGCCTCAAATTTAATAAATATCATTCAGAAAATTAATGAACAATATTTATTAAATAAATGAGATTCATTAGCGTATTTTGAGGATAAGTTTACATAATGTGTGTTATCAGACGTTCTATTTGACATTTCTCCCCCTCGATCTATCTGTTCACGAATATGAACGAGTCGCTGTGGGGTACCCTCCACAAAATTTCCATTGGATTTTTACCAAATCCATATCCAATAGACCAATAATTTCCATTGGATTTTTACCAAATCCATATCCAATAGACTACTCTTATCCAATAGACTACTCTTATCCAATAGACTGTATATACTATAATAATCTCCATTGGATTTCCGTGAATCCATTATACCTCTCAACGACAAACAAAAGCATTGAATTTTCGATGTATTTTTTAACCTCTGTTGACTGCCACCCCCACTCATGTTATTCTCTATCTGAGTGTAAGGCAATCAAATGGTAAAGGAGAAACGATATGGCAATAAATAAAAGGTTGAAAAGAAGGCTGACACACAAGCTCCCTATGAGGCACGAAAACACCCTAGGGAAACTCAACCTGACCAAAGGGAAGAATGATGAGGGACTAACCACATACAGTTGGGACGTAGTACAGAAGTGCAGGCACGAGAGATGCCCAGCCTTGAAGCTTTGCTCTTATGGAGAATCTATACTTGAGGGTGGGGACTGTAAGGTGATGAAGTCTTACCTCCGAGGTGCAGCACTGGCGATGTACGAAAACCAGAAGGGGCTAACCCAATCACAGAGATACAGAATAGGGATGCACATAATGCCACTCTATCGCCAGCTCGTCAGAATGAAGATAGAGGAGATAGGGTTAGAAAGCGCCTCTTACATAAGCACCACAGGTAATCCAGGAGTACACCCTGTATATAAAGAAATAAGGGAGACAATAAAGGCGATTGAGAGTACATGGAGAGCTATCGGTATACAGGAACTACCAATGGGCATCAAAGACATAGACTTCGAAGGTGGTAGTTACTATGATGAAATGGAGAAAGAGGCACTAAGAGAGGTGGAGAATGCGTGATGTATATGTGTCCACATCATCCCTGCTCAAACGCCTATCCTTTGCTGACAAAGAGAGGATAGCTGAGGAGAAAGAGCGGTTGAGAACGACACCAAAGAATGCCAGGGACGGTGGACTAGGTATGGCCAAGTGGTGCGAGGACTTCTGCTGTGTACCAATTTACCCTGAAGGGTCAGATATTGCTATATGGACACCCATTTGTGATCTACCACGTGATCCACACCCAAAGACTGGTAAGTCATATTGGGATCTATGGGCAGCCCAAAAAGAAATACTCCAAGAAGCCCTAAAGATGGTAGACAATAGGTTCGTCTATCGGTTGATCGTGTTGTGCTGGCAACGTGGTGAGGGTAAGTCTTTGCTTGCGTGCCTGATACAGTTGTGGAAGTTTTTTAATTGGCCCCGTCAACAGATCATGCTTGGTGCTAACAGTAGGGACCAAGTTAAGTTCGTCCACTTCGACATCATGCGGGACATTATAATCAACAGTCCTAAGTTGATGGCTCGCATTGGAAGTCGTAAGAACATACAGGAGAAGGAGATCAGGCTCAAGGATGATAAAGGAAATGTCAGGAACATTATCAGAAGTATAAGCAGCTTCAGTGGTATTGTGTCTAACATCACAGGGTACACGTTCTCTGAAATATTCGACATGAAGAATCCCAAGTTCTTCACCCAGTTAGACGGGTCCATCAGAAATATTCCCAACGCCTTAGGAGTCATCGACAGTACTGTCTCCGAAAAGACCCACATTCTCTATAACCTGTATTCCAACTACATAAAGAAGAAAACTACAACGGTGTTCTTCAGCTACAGGTATTCTAAACAAGGGATTCAAGAGGACTACTGGAATCCTAACATGGACGATATCCAGCTGAATGACTACCGAGCTAAGTTTGCCTTTGGGGACTTCGAGAGATACTTTCAGAATCTTTGGTCAGCTGGAACACAGAAAGTCTTTACTGATGAAATGGTAGAGGCAACTAAGTACATATCGTATGGAGATAGAGGAATTTTGAACACTAAGGAAATCATAAAAGTGTTGGAAGAAAAAAATCATCTGATACAAGTTATGACCGATGCATCAGGCAAGGGATTTGCCGATGGCGGCGAGGAGACTGCGGGGAAGATAGACAACATATATCAACTGCTGAAAACTGTGGAGTCTGTCTACTCATTGAGAACTAAATATGGTTCTCCAAAAGCAGCCACAATAGAAGATCTTCATAGACTGTCTGAATTGTTCGATACGGACTGGGTAGTAGGTGCAGGGTTAGACTTTGGTGATCCATACGCCGTGAGAGGTTTAGCGCGAACAATAGTTATTATAGCAGCAAAAGGTCTACCAGGTTCAAAGTCCAACCCCCATATGTATTTTGATGTACTGACCGCACCAAAATACCTTTACTGTTTGCTTACTGTGCAATTGGTAGAAGATCACAGTGGAGACACTGTGAAAGCGATATTAGAAGAGGGAAATGATGAGTATGATGGCATTGATGTTATTTGCTCTGAAAGATATGGCAGTTGGGACATGGAGAAATGGTGTGAAGAAAGGGATATTGAGTTCCAACCTATCTTTCCTACTTACGACCGACAACGAGACGCCTTTAAGAAAGTGCTTGAGGCAACTAGGGAAGGACTGTTGAAATGCCCACCTCTTGCTGTCCCCGGTTCAAAGAAAGAGGACATTAGGGACGAAGAAATGGAGGTATTTGAACATGATGCGGAAAAAAGATGGTTTGGCAGCATAGAAAAATGGGAAAAGTATGGGGTACAAGATGATTTCATGTTCAGTCTGGGATGGTGCTTTTATGGACTAAGAATGAAAAGTATAGAAGATTTTAGAATACGAAAAGGTATGCAAGGATTTGGTATATTTATACCGAATAAGGACCTTGTAGCGAGCTACGCTTAGTTTCAACTTGACAGGTCGGGGTTGGTACTTTAGAATAAAGGAACAAACTTTATATAAAGGAAGCTTCATATGAGTATTATCGATTTGAAAAGTAAAATGGATGATGAGGGCTTTTTGAAGGCTTTGGAAGAAATACCTGATGATGTCCTTAGGAGAATGTCTTTTAGTGCCCCTTGGCAATACAGTGACTATGACGATGATGGGAGACAACAAGATTCAGATGGTTTTCCTATAGTTACAGGGCAGTCTAGGAAAGATGACCCATCTTACATCCGTGACACTCTACAAAAAGAATGTTTTGCTAAATTCCATGCTAACCCTCAAGTCAATACATCAATAAGGGGATTGGTTGGTCGATTAACAGGTCTGGGGTTTGAAACTTCCTGCGGTGAGTTCTATGAAATACAGGAAGTTATAGAAGAAATTGAGCTTGATCCTAGAAATAGGTTATATAGTTTTTGGCCTAAATACATGGGCCGTTTCAATATAGAAGGGGAATTGTTTTTATCCCTAACCTTGCATGGTGATGGTTTTGTTGAGGTTGATTTTGTTGACCCTGCAGTGATATCGTCCGGTGGGGATGGCAATACAGGGATCATCTTTCATCCCACAAAACCATCCATGCCATTATTTTATAATATCACTAAATCTACGGAACAAGGTATCAAAATAGCAAAAAATAGTGTGAATTGGAAGCTTTCAGAGCAAATTCCTTCTATTTATGTAGCTAGATATCCTGAATTAATGAGTTTAGTGACAAATCATAAGGATTATTCGACTGAATTACAACAAAATAGTAGGAATAATGGCACAAAATTCAAAAAAATAGGTGGTTTCCAGCGTTTTATCGTTAGTTTTGACAGGGGGTTTGTGACTCGTAGGGCTATTAGCCACTTGAGAACGGTGCTCGAATGGCTCAACCATTACGAAAATTTGAAGAAATACGAGATTGACCACAAGAAATCTAGTGGTTCTTACGTGTGGGTGTTCACATTTGAAGATGTTAAGGCACTTAGAACGTGGTTATCTCTTACGGACGAAGAAAAAAGGAAAACAGCTATTGGAGCAAAACTAACTCCAGGTGGTCGTTTAATCCTTCCCCCAGGTGTTTCTGTTGAAGCAAAAGCTCCTTCATTACCTTCTATCAAGGATCAAGACACAGATATTTTGCAAATGGTAGCATCTGGTCTAAATGAACCTGAGGACATAATGACAGGGACATCAAAAGGCACTTTTGCTTCTGTAAAAGCTTCTCGGGGGCCTTTCTCTGATCGTACATCGGATGAAATAGCTTATTTTGACCGATTTTTGAAATATGATTTTTGGTCAAGTATATTCTTTCTTAGATCTGCCGTTACTGATTTCCCTACGAAATTTAAAGTTCGTAAGGCAGTAGGATTTAAGAATAAGGAACCTATATTTAAGAATATCTCTAAACGTCCTGAGCAATTGATTGATATATCCTACCCCACTAGTGACACACTTGATATAGAAGCTAGGACTAGAGCCATACTAGGGGTTAAGCACGGACCCATGCCTGAGCAATTAGGGGTATCTAATAAATGGGCAGCTAGCAGGATAGGGGTAAACAATTACAACAAGATGAGATTAGATAAGGCTACTGAGGATGAAAAGTACCCTGATCTTGTCTATGAGGGTGGGGTGGATGCAGAGTCGGTGCAAGAGAAAGTTGAAGGGGAACCGAGTAAATCAAAAAACCAGCAAATGGATGAACTTAAAGAGGCACTTTCTATTTTACCTTCATCTTTTGCGGATTCCGTGAAGGTCATGTTGAGGGAATCGGAAAATAAGTTTTTAAAAGGTACTGAGGATCATGATAAATTTATGGCGGAAGTGTTTAAGAATCTTACTGATCTGAAAAATAATTTTGAGGATAAGCCTATTAATATTAATGTTGAACCTCCTATTATAAATATTCCTAAGAGTGATCCTCCACCTGTAACTGTAGTTAATGAGTCCGTTAAAAAACCTAGAAGTTATAAGATTACAAGGGGGGAGGATGGGTTGATAGAAAGGGTAGAAGGGGAGAAGGATGTACTTGCATATGAGATTGAAAGAGGGGAGGATGGGTTGATAAAAGAAATAAGAGAGAGGAATAAAAAAGATGGATAAAGAAGAAGATTGGAGTTTTCGGGTAATTTGTGATTTAATTAAGGATAAATTAACAATAAGATTGATTTCAGACAAGGATAAACTTGTTGAACCTACGGAGGTTATTGACTATTTTCCTAAGATTATTCTAGAGAAGGATTGGGAAGTTCTGAGGGAGAATGATAGAACGGAGGCTGTAGGGAGAAAGGCAGAATGGACATTTGGTGGAGGGAAAGCAAAAATTTATGGATTTTATGTTACAAGCATGGATGGAAAAGTGATTTGGTCTGAAAGGGCAAAAGAAGGTCCTTGGGAAGTACTGAGAAAAGGAGACAGATTTTCCGTGAAACCTAAGATCATTGTTGTTTGTGAGGAGTAGATTCAAAAGTGGTTGTAAGGGGGCATAATGAGACTCGAAGAAATAAATCCTGAAACAAGGCCGGAATTCTATTTTCTTGAAGATCCGCTTAACCCAGGAGTATATGACCAAGATCATCTTGAAGAAATCTACCCTAACGGCAAAGGTTTGCGCAAGCGTGCCAAGTCTAAATCAAACTTGCCAACGGATACGACAACCAACGCCAGAATTCAAACCATAACTGGCAAAGATCATTTTTTTGTGGATTTATACTATGATAATGAATTAGCCGCTACTTGGGAGCTTCAGCCACAATATTATCAAAATGGGTGGCAGAATCAGGAAATCACTGGTGCTATTAATATTGACAATGAGATTGGTGTTATAACATGCTCAGGTATCCAAGGCGGGTTCGATTGGGATGTTGAAATCAATTTTACTCGATTAAATTCGAAATGGAAGTGGAGCGTCACAGCGCCGGGAATTACCGTTCGGGCAGTATGGATAATCAACTTCACAGCACTAGGACAGCAGCTATTAGCAGACGGTGATTTAATTCTTGATCACAGCGATTATACCGGAAACATATCCGATGATTTAGGAACCATCACAAGGACTATTATTTTTGAACCTGACGGAATTCTTGGAACATCTGGATGGGTGGTTGATCCTTATTTAAGGGTTGTTGATTCAGGTACTTATATTTACATATACTGTGACGGATTTATTTAT